CTTTGGAGGCTGTGCAAGATAGTCGAGGTAATACTGTGAGACTGTTATGCCTGATGTGGCGATCAATTCAAATCTGTTTGAATCAGTTACAAGTCTCAGTATCTCCTCTTTCCATGGTTTTCCAAAGGGATTCACTACAATCTTGTTATACATATCCCGTGTGATTGGGATGACTGCAGCCCTGTTTGTCGTTGGAACATTGGAGCATCCTGGATAAGTTATGTCTGCTGTTTCGAGCAATGCCAACCTGTAATCTTCCGGAAGCTCCACGTAATATCCGTTAGGTTTGTTTGTTGTGTTTGTAAAAGGCGTATAGACATAAGACTTTGTGATGTTCTTTGTCATGTCCGCCCAGTTCTGGTTTTTTTCAATCCCCTCTTCAGTAAGATAGTCCATCAACTTCACCTGCGCAAGATTGAGATAAACATCAACTTCTTCCGGAGTGACTTCAGGAGCAGTGTAATTGCTCTGTTTGTCAAACAGGTGCAGGAAAGTGGTGTGCATTTCACCAACGGGAATTACAGGCATTATTTAGTACCCTCCAGTTTTGCAATAAGACCTATTTTAGTTTCTTGGAAATCATCGGATCTCAATAAGGTGATCACCTGTGCTTTCGTAGTTCCCAATTCAACACCTCCGGTAATGAAGTACTTGCCACCTTTACGTGTAAGGACATTCTTTGTAAGAAGGTCTTCCAAAAGAACATAATCTTTGTAGAATGGGTTGTCAAATGTGGAAAGGAAAGCCGCGGCATCACGCTCAACGATGTTTCCTATCGTCTGGTCAATCAAATCAGGTTTGGTGGTGTTATCCACTTTGAAAGCCCCTTCATTGAATACCTTCAGATAATTCATTTTATCCTGCATGCTCATTGAACTGAACTTCACATAAGCCTTTGTCTTGGTATTGATCTTATCAGAATCAATCTTTGCTTCCTGATCTTTTGAATTCAGCAATACTTCAGCTGAAGAGTTTAGAGCAAGATCCTCCTTGCCTTTGGCTACGTGCCTTGAAGCAAGAAGAAGTTTATACCAAAGCTTGTGCTTTACGTTATTGTCACAGTCCAATTCAAGACCCTGTTTCGGAACCTTGATGTAGTTGTTCTTGTTAGACCAATACTTCAAGTTGTAAGGAGACAGGCTTCCTGACTGTAGGAACATGGCTTCTTCGAAGGCAATTCTCTCTTCCTCGGTCAATCCGGTAATCACAACATCAGGATTGGTCACACTGCGTGCAGCGCCAATCCAGATCTGTGCGCCGCTGAATATGTCAGCACCATCATGATCAGGATTGATCGTGTGAAGCCAAGTCTTACGACAAGGCTTCACCGACCATTTTCCTTTTATAGTAGAGAGGATATCTTCCTTCACTTTTTTTTCTGATTTATCAACTTTTTCAACTTCACTTTTCATACGCCTCTAAGTTTTTAAATGTTATTAATATTGAACGTCAGCAATCAATTCAGCTGCAGCAAGCGGGTTGCGGAGCATGATACCCTGTGTAGTCTGACAGTACATTTCGTAACCATCAACAGGAGATGCGCCCATACCGCCATTCTGAGGACCGAAAGGAGTGGTAGAACCAGGAACATACCATTTAACTTCAGAACGTCCGCGAGGAGCTACTTTCTGGATGTTTGGCTCACCATTGGTAGTACCGATGTTGAAGATGGTCATACGATAGTTCTCAGTGTAACCACCATCAGGGTGCTCCATACGGTTCAATACTGGATCATCGTACTGAGGCATGTGTGCTATTGTGATCTTGATGCCCTGTGGTCCCATGAACTGCTTGTATTGTCCGCCCAGTCCTTTGTTCTGTCCTGAACCTTTGATACGCTCAACGTCCCCGAAAGGAATCAACACGCCAATCTTGTCTTCGATCAACTGGTGGAATTTGATCATTCCACGCTCACCTGTAAGGATCAAGAATTCACGCTGATCTTCAGGAAGGATGTTGATGGACAAGTTTGTCATCACCTCCAACAAATAGTCAAGAGTAAGGGTGTTGTAATAGAATTTGTAGGTGGGAGAGATCTGCTCGCGAAGACCTGCACCTTGCTTGATCACAAAACCGTTAGGAGCTTTCTGTGTGAAAGTACCATCAACGTTCTGGTTCAAGGTGGAGTACATCAACTGATTGGCTTTCTCTTTCTGCCATTGGAAATTGAACTCCATCTCCTGCCACTTGGTCCATACTGTGGCGGCTTTACCGTCAGAACCAGTCATCTTGATCAACAAGGGACGATCCTGCATGTTGCCAGGAACCACATACTTCTTGGAAAGGGTGGAGAATTGGTTACGCATCTTGAACATTGAAGAGAACTGAGTCTCACCATACTGGTCATTCAAGGTGTTGGTAACAACGTTGTAAAGCTTTGACACCTTACGTCCTGCGCGAAGAAGTTCGGTAGGAATGAAGTAGTTACTGTCTGAACGCATGTGGCGTACTGTGTACACCCAGTTGGTTCCATCAGGACGTCCGTCATCTTCAATGCGTACACCATGGTCAACATCGTCGAAAGACACAAAGTCAGAAGCAACGAAATACTTCTCAGTAGTCGTCAATTCAAAAGTGCTCTTGGACACACCTGGACGGGTGTTGTCAGCAGCACTGTAAGATACGATAGTGATAGCACGACGGCTGTCACCTTTTAGCATCCACTCGTATTCACCATCATGGTCAAATACTTTTGTAGGATACTTTGAAAGGAAAGTGTCCAAGCCGATATATCCCATACGGTTGAAGACTTCCGTTACAATGTCAGACGCCAATTGTACGTCATTTTGATAAATGGCATACAAGTGGTTGTCTGTGGTCAAGCCTGCCCATGATTTGGCATAGCTGACCTGCAGGTTGTTTAGTTTTTGTGTTGCGCTCATTTTTTACTTGATAAGGATTAAAATTTGTATTGTTGTTTTGTTTTTTTTCAAAGCCTGTCTAATGACGGAAAGATCAACAGAAGGTTTTGATTTACTATTGGTACTATGTGAATTGAGGGTCTCTTTTGTCTGC